GTATTATTTATTTGAAAATTAAACCCAGCACCAAGTATTGCAGCAGCAGTTATGCCAACGGTAAACGTACCGCTGGTGCAATTAATAATTCCGTTGTTATCAGATGGCTGAACTGTATAGGCTGCTGTAATATTTCTAATCGTGAGTAGGCCCGCGCCCCCCACTTGAAATGACCTAGGAAACGTCATTTTAGTAAGACCCACCAAACGCTTGTACGCTTAATGCAGTGGTTGAAGCCGTAGTAGTTACACCAACTGAAGCATACAAAGCAAAAGTTGATGGAAGAACCAAAGTGGTATAGCTTTTCTGAGCCAAAAAGGAAGCTGTTGAGGCCGAGGGCGTTACTGCTGTTACCAAAATTTCATCATACAAATATGCGGTAGTGCCATCCCACAACCAGATACCCACAACATTTGCTGCAGTTGCCGCTGTCATTGAGGTTGAACATGCTTTGACTTGTATCAAATCAATGCGGAGTCCATTGGTGCTGGTTGGCACAAAAGCCAAAATGTTAGCCCCAGCAAGTGATGCTGTAGCCGTAGGCCCACGGGTTGTGCAAGCCGTTGCAGCCGCTAGGGATGCATTGACTGCATAAGGGGTACTTGGAAAAATTGGTGCGGTTCCAGCTGCCATTAGAAGCCTCCTTGAGTTGAGTTAAGGTAAAGAGTTGCGCCAACTGACGAACCACCGCCGCCAGCAGGAGTTGCCCAAGAACCATCGCCGCGCCAAAAGGTGGTTGCTGATGCTGATGTGCCTGAGTTTAGATTGGTAACAGGAAGATTACCCGTCACACCTGTAGTTAAAGGCAAGCCTGTTGCATTTGTAAGCGTTCCACTTGATGGAGTGCCCAAAACGCCACCATTGACTACAAAGGCTCCAGCAGTGCCTGTATTAACGCCCAAGGCAGTCACCACGCCTGTGCCTGTTGTAGTGGTAGCAGGGGCAACACCAGCACCACCGCCAATTACTATGGAACTTGCTGCTAAAGCCGAAGATGAAGCCAATGTCCCTGATGCCGAATAGTAAGGAACGCCACCAGATGTTCCTGATGTCAACCCTGTTCCACCATTTGCAACAGCAACGGTTCCTGTTACGTTACCTGCTGTACCAGCAGTAGCTGCATTTAGATTGGCAACTTGCGTAGTGCTTGCAACCGTAAACGGCGCAGTTCCAGTAACCACCGTTGATGTAATAACACCAGTAGTTGAGACTGTGGTGAACGCGCCCGTAAAGGCAGTTGTAGCGCCCACAGTGCCGTTGATGTTGATGGAGGCTGTGCCGGTCAAGTTGGTGACCGTTCCGCTGCTCGGAGTTCCCAAAGCTCCGTTAAAAATGATTGGCGCACCAGCGGAGCCAATTGCAACGCCCAATGCAGTAGCCACCCCAGTGCCAAGGCCCGACACGCCAGTGGAAATTGGTAGACCTGTTGCACTTGTTAAAGTACCGCTGCTTGGTGTTCCCAAAGCACCACCATTGACAACAAAAGCGCCAGCAGAGCCTGTATTGACCCCTAGAGCCGTTACAACGCCTGTACCAGTAGTAGTGGTGCTTGGAGCAACTCCAGCGCCTCCACCAATGACTAAAGCATTAGCTGCCAATGCCGCAGATGAAGCCAATGTTCCTGCCGCTGAATAGTAAAGCACGCCGCCGGATGTGCCGGTTGTAAGTCCTGTACCGCCATTAGCTACTGGCAGTGCCGTACCCGACAATCCAATTGCCAACGTGCCAGTGGTTGTAATAGGTGAGCCAGTAACTGACAAAAATGCGGGAACAGTTGCTGCAACGCTGGTTACTGTGCCAGTACCGCTGGCAGTTGAATTTATGGTTTGATTAGGCCATGTTCCGCTTACCGTGACGTTTGTTCCTGCAACGATGCTGGGGGTAGCAGTCCCTGTACCACCATTAGCTACTGCTACTATGCCCGTTACATTGGCTGCCGTTCCTGTGGTGTTTTGATTAAGGGTTGGGAACGTGCAGTTAGTCAACGTACCGCTGGTAGGTGTACCCAAAATAGGAGTCACCAGTGTCGGGCTTGTAGATAGAACATTGTTCCCTGTTCCCGTTGAAGTGGTTACTCCTGTACCGCCGTTAAGAACAGGCAATGCCGTACCCGACAGACCAATTGCTAATGTGCCACTGCTCGTAATAGGTGAGCCAGTAACTGACAAAAATGCTGGTACTGTTGCCGCAACACTGGTAACTGTTCCAGTACCAGCAAGAGTTACCCAAGTTGGCGCACTTGTTGCGTTGCTCTGTAAAACTTGACCAGCAGTTCCAACTTGCCCATTAAACGCAATTGATCCATTAGTGTTAATGGTCATTGCGTCTGTTGTATTGACAGAACCATTGGTAATGAAACTGATCTTTTGATTGTCCCAACTACCCATAACCAATGGGCCACCATACGATTCAACAAAACTTGCTAATGGTGTTGAAAATCCATTGTTTGGATAACCCGCAGCAGAATAGCTGTAGGTTGAGTTATTTATGCCCAATTCAGCATATGCCGTGTGACCGCCATCGTTGACCGCATACGATGCATAGCTTGTGTTAGCTGTGCTTGTGTTTTGTAGGCTGGTGTACAAATAAAGCGGCTCACTGGCGGTAAATCCAGCAATCACGCCGGAATCAGTGTGTCCTGTTGCGTTTCCTACATTCAAAGAACCGACATTGGTTACGCCTGATGTGTAAGGTATCAAAACACGGTTATTTGCGTCTTGATTTACTGATTTTTCTGCGGGGTAAGACACAAACACATCTTTTGCGCCAGCCGCAAATACAATTTTGCTGCCGGTGCTAGATGAAAGAACCGTATCGCGAGACAACGTGCCCGCTGAATACGTCCCAATGCCTACTTCCCATTGCGAATCCAGCGCAATCGTGTAATAGGTGGTGTTTCCTTCTCCTACCGCGCTAAATGACTGAAAGCCAGTGACCGTGCCATCTAGCGTAAGTGTGCCTGATCCCGTTGTCGTGGATGTTTGCCTAATCCGATCCCCAAGGATTAGGCTCATTGCACAGCCTCCACGCCAACCACCATTCCATCAGGGCCGCGAATGACCCGCTTAGGTGCGCTCAGTTTTTGCATGGCAGCACCAATGTTTTGCATGGATTCACCGTGCAGATTTGCCATGTTGTCGTGCAAGGCGGTGATCTTATCCATTGCCTGGACAATTGTGCCGCCCAGTTCGTTGGTTATTTGTGCAGCCGCTGCTTCAACGACCGGTAGGTCGATTCCAGGGTTGCTACCAATGCGAGCCACCATGATTTTGGTCGCTGCATCCAGTTCGGCTTTCCATCGTTCATATTCTTCCTTGCCAGCCATTTCACGGGCTTTTATCTGCAATTCGTTGTTTTGCTTGGCAGTCTCAAAATCGGCTTTCATTTGCGCCAATTGCATATCGGCTTGCACTTTGGCTTGATGCATCTGAATTTCAAGCTGTGCCTTGCCTTGCTCAATTTGCGCCTGCGCTTGCAATTTCATTTGCTCAGTCTGTGCTTGGGCTTGCATTTTCATCTGTTCTGCTTGTTGATCAGCCTGCAATTGCATCATCTCAGGAGACGGGCCAGGCTGCTGTTGTTTAGCCATTGCCGCTTTTTCTTCTAAAGATTTCATGGCGCGTTCGACTGCGCTTTCCAGCCCGCGACCGGCGCGGAACCGGCGCACCAAAAACAGCAGCATCTCGGATGCCATTGGCAAGGTTTCGGGCGCTTGGCTAATCATGGGAATTGCTTCACGCAAGAACAGTCCAATGGCTTGGATGGCCTCTTGTGCGCCTTGTTTCTCTGCTTGTTCATCAATCTGCGCCAAGCTGTCGGCCTCGACCGCAATGTGGAAGTCGCGGATTGTGCTGTTGGACAGCATCTGCACGGCGGCTTGCAGCAATTGCGGATTTTGCCCATCGGGTGTGTCCATCACGCCGGACATCTGCACAATCAACTCAGGCGGGTAAAACTTGCAGATGACTTGCGCTTTTAGCTTGAATATGTCGGACGCAAACCGCGCCACATCGCCTTGGCTGCTACGCATCCGCAAGCTGCCAAAGTTCGCCTTTAGCTGCTGTGCGCCAAGGGTTTCTTGGGCTTTGGACGCGCCGCGCAGGATGTCCGAAATGCCCATGATTTCGTAGATTGCCTGCTTGACTTGCTCCCGTGCGGCGTACAGTTCCCGCAAGGTGACAATGATGGTCGAAGTGTCCATCATGTCAATAGCGCCCTTCAAGCCGCCTTTTTCCGACATTGCCGCCCATGAGGTCACGGGGAACAGCTTGTTGTCCACGCCTTCGGTAAACAAACGGCCCAATTCCTTAAATTCAGCATTAAACACGCCGACCGCTTTACAGGCTTTGGTCAGCAAGTAGATGCGCTGGGTCAGGTTGTCCAGTTCCTGCGCTTGGTCTTCATACTCAGCGTAATCCGGCACGGGGATCATTGTCCCTGTGGTGGTGGTCGCCATCAGCGGGCGCGGGCATGGGAAGAATTCTTCTAGTTCCAGCGGGTCATCACGCTCATCTAGCGCCTGTGGATAACCTTTGGCAATCCAGCAAACCTTGCCGGTGCGCTTGTTCCAAATCTCAAACACCTTGGCTTTTTTGTCATAGGTATTCTTGGCGGTCATTGGATTTTTGGCATCCATGTCCGTGTTGCTGCTATCTAGGCCCACGTTCTTGAACACATC